AATCCGTGTATGGTGCCGAACATTTGCCCATCTGGAGTAAATACTATACAACCGATATCGAATACTTAAAACAAACCCAGACCTTACTCGAGATGTTCGACAACGAACTACTTCAACGTAATATCGTTCAAAACACCGCCCATCACGACTGCGTTGAGGCATTTTCAACAATGAAAAATACATGGACCGACTTTCGCGGAACAGGCAAACTTCACGATTTCAAAGAGAAATTCAGTTATGTTGAAACCCCTTTCCTCTCAAAACTCAACACGTCTTCATCATTTCTCCAATTTCTCAGCCTTTACAATATTTCATCGCCAGTTATCGCACTTCTTACACCTTTGATTGTTCTCATAATACCTTTCTTCATTCTTTTAATGCGCGGGTTAGGCGTGAGTTTTTCAGAATACGTGGAAATATTAAAACAGATTATAAGCCAGCATTCAGTAGGTAAATTCTTTACACAGTTCGAAACCGTGAATGTTGAACAGAAAATGTATATTTTGATGTCCGTGGTGTTTTACTTCATCCAGATTTACCAAAATATCATGGCGTGTATTCGATTTTACAATAACATCAAATTGGTTCATACACATCTACATACCATCAACGGATATTTGACAGCTACCGGCGTAAATATGAATTATATGATTCAACTTATTCAGACCTATCATCTCTCGGAATATGAACCTTTTCGCGAGGAACTTGCCGAGAGATATCGCTTACTGGAAGAAGTAACAACGGCACTTTCCGATATTTCGCCATTTTCTGTGAGTTTTGGGAAGTTCTTTCAAATCGGATATGTCATGAAGAATTACTATTCCCTGTTTTCACAGACAGACTTGAATGAGTTACTAGAATACAGCTTTGGGTTTAACGCGTACATTGAACATTTGACAGTATGCCGCTCCTTCGTCATCGAAGGTGTCATCCATAAATGCTCGTTTGTTCGAGATGTGGAGTCAGAGGTGGAGCTAGAGCCTGAATCGGAGCCTCATTCAGATATACAGGATAAGCCAGATCCAGAAATGGCTAAGCCCATTTGTGAATCCGGTGCCGAACCTGACATCGAATCTATGAGCGACACTCATACCCAGCCGCCGCCTCCACCACCCCCATCCTCACCGGTAAAACAACGTAATAGTGGTATCACTAAGCTTTTCAGTCAAGTGTATGCGCCGCTGAAAGCACATCGAGCAGAAGAAGTAGTAACGAATGACGTGGTCCTCGACAAACAACTCATTATAACTGGCCCCAACGCCGCAGGTAAAACAACGGTCATCAAAACCACTCTATTCAATATCATAATCTCTCAACAACTCGGTTTTGGGTTTTACCAACGCGCCGAAATAAACCCATACGACTATCTTCACTGTTATCTCAATATTCCAGATACGTCTGGACGCGATAGTCTATTCCAAGCGGAATCTCGCCGTTGTATGGAAATATTGCGTTGTATCATGGATAATCCATCAAAGCGGCATTTTTGTATATTCGATGAGCTTTATTCTGGAACAAATCCGTATGAGGCCGTAGCAGCTGCATATGGATATATTGATTATATTTCAAAAAACCCGAAGGTTGATCTCATTCTCACCACACATTATATTGAATTATGTCGGCTTCTCGAAAAGAAGAATTCGGGATCGATTACAAACTTACATATGTCGGTATGCGCCGAAACTGGAAAATACTTGTATAAAATTGCCGATGGTGTTTCAACCATTAAAGGTGGATTGAAGGTTCTCCGTGACCTCGAATATCCTTCCGAAATTGTAGAAAGTGCGAGGGTGATTATTGAGGGGTAGGTGTAAGCACGGCGATATACCTTCGCAATAATCTCTTGTATTTGTGATAATCGGGGTCATCAGTTTCAGTGACATTTTCAAGAATACGAACATTATTATAAAATGATACACACTGTTCAAGCGTGGGCGATGTTTGAGGCGTCTTTGATACTTCTGTAAGTAACGAATCCAAATTCAAACGAGCAACTTGATGAGAATGTGTAAAATGATATTCATAATACGACGAATTCAAATAATTGATGAAATTGGCAAAAAGAGTGATGACTTCGTTTATTTCATCCATTCCAGTCATTTCATTCATTACACTACGACATAAACATTAATTTATTTTTATGCCATATTTGAAGACAACAATTTTGTTTTATCAATCGTTACGCTTTTGGCGACTTTCCTTATAACCTTCGATATATTTCCATCTTGTGCGCCATCGGTTACAATTTTCGATAACTTGAAATATTGGTCGTTGTCGTTGGTATAACTCGTCATACATTTCGGATGTTGCGCCGCCCATTCTCCCATCAGTTTTACGTTCTTGTGTTCAACCGCCAGCACCGCATTCGTCATTTTCTGATGGTCTGGTCCATCACACTCCCACTTATCCGCATCTTTCACATAAAGCGTTTCTCTCTTCACATCACTACAATGTACCGGCCGTTTATGTAGCTCGGTTTTATTCAAGTTCGTGATAAAAATATTTGACATTCCTTCAACATACCCCAGTTTCCCCATATTTTCAAGGTCGTCCGTATTCAGCTGTATCGAATTGACAAAATCCTTCATATTCATCGCATCTTTACACTTTTCATTCAAGAAAAACTGCATATTATATGTCTGATTATAGCAATTCGTCATATTATTTGTATTCGTATTGGTATTGTTATTCGTAATATTCGTAGATGAAGCCGTTGTTAGAGCGGTCATGCTTGTTTTATACATTTCCATTATCTGACTTTTAAATTCATTATTCATATTCATCATCGTATGTATTACATTCTTCAATTCAGTAGTGCTTTCTATTTTACTAACATCCATCGATTTTGTAATACATGATACCCCATATTTCTTATTATGTCGCCATAATCCCGTTCGGTTGATATAAGGTCGGCGACAATATTTACATTCATATGCCGAACCGGACGACGTCACAGAACCGTTGTCGTTGGGCACGTGACCTTCGGTGGTTGGATTGGTCACGTGACCACCTGGGTCTATATTGGTCACGTGACCTCCCGTTTCGTCCTCCTCACTTTCAGCATCGGTATTCAAACCTTCGTCGTAGATCACATTTTTTTGGTCGTCCTCTTCATGGAGGTTAATTTGGACCACTTTTTTGATGGGTGTTTTTTGGGGGTACAAATTTTCATAATTATTTGATGTCGGTTTTTTGGGGATGCTTTCCGCGGCCGAACCGCCGCCACCCACCGAAATGAGACTGTGAATGTAATTTTTACATTTGGCGTTCTCGGAACATAACCGTTGATGCTTTGACGATAAAAGATGACGATTATAATCAAATTTGTTATTGGTTTTGATGTCACATGTATCGCAGTAATACATAATGCGTTTTTCAGTGTTGCGTAAAATGCTGCCTAAATGGGGGAGGTATATATATGGACGACAAAAAACCGCCCGCCGACGGACGCGGAGGGGGGTCGGACGAATGGTCGAAAAAATTATCGTCACAAAATTTTCGTCGGATTGAAAAAAGTTGTGACTGGTCAGTCACAAATCGCGAAAATTTGTGTTTCAAAAGTTCTACGCAAAATGCGAAAAAGGACATGGTTAGGGCATGTTGCCATTTGTTGCGTGTTTACGCAACATTTTTCGCAGGTCAGTATTTCAAGCATTACGTATAAATATGTGATGATGTATGGTGTTATTTTTTTCTAATTTCAAACGGAATATTTTTGGCTGAAAAGCGTCCGAACACGGACCTTCGGTCCTTCCTAGCCACGGACTTTTGGGATTTACCGATTTCATGGATTTTCATCGTTTTTTTAAGGGAATATTTTTGGCTGAAAAGTGGTTGATCACGGACCTTCGGTCCTTTCTAGTCACGGACTTTTGGGATTTACCGATTTCATGGATTTTCATCGTTTTTTAAGGGAATATTTTTGGCTGAAAAGTGTTCGAACACGGACCTTTGGTCCTTCTTAGCTACGGACTTTTGGGATTTACCGATTTCATGGAAATATCCGATTTTCATCATTTTTAAAGGGAATATTTTTGGCTGAAAAGTGTTCGAACACGGACCTTCGGTCCTTCCTAGCTACGGACTTTTGGGATTTACCGATTTCATGGAAGAATCCCTTGAAAACAATATAATCGTTTGTTTATAGAATATAACATCGCCAAGTATTATATTATATATCGCAAAGTTTCGAGAGATGGGCGAATTAAGTATTTTGACAATCATCGTTAGTTTAGCGGTTTGTTCATTACTCATCTATGGAATATTTCAATATATGAAGATTCGTTTGACAGTTTTAGAGCAATCCCATCGCGAACAAGCGATAATTTTACAGCAATATATTGAAGAATCCTCGTCGGATATACATCGTTTATATAAAATGTCATCGGCGCATTATAACGGTTCAGACAGCGCCGCACTTCCGCAAGGAAGCATTATACTCGAATATGCGAATGAAAATCAAACGTCGGATGAAAAACCAATCGCATATCATGAACCACATACAATTCATTTAGATACTGCCTTTTTTCAAAATAAACGAAGTAACTTGATTGAAATTTCATCGGATAGTGAAGATACCACAGACAGCGATACCGATTCTGATGACAGCAGTAGCAGTAGCAGCACCAGTAGCAGCACCAGTAGCAATACTAGTTCTGAACACCGTGATAACGAGTCAGAGTCAGAGTCAGAGTCAGAGTCCGAATCGAACAACGACTATGACACTAAGGTCGTTCTATCGAATGCGGATACTACGAATGAAATTCAAATTGAATCAGTGGAAATCCATGAAAGCGAAGTGAAAACAATCACAGTTGATTTAGGAACAATACACAACCAAGAGACCAGCAAGAAGTCAGATGTATCACCCAAACCAATGGATGTTCTTTCGTTGTTATATAAGAAGGCGCAAACGACTCCATTGCCTGACGATAATGATTTAGAAGATGCGGTTGCTTCTCTGCCAACAACAACTACTACACCGTCGGAACCAGTTCAAGACGCACCTATTATACCAGCCGCCACTCCTGCTGCCGCTCCTGCGAATGTCCCTCTTTCAGCTATGTCAGTCCCCGACCTCAAGCATCTTCTTAAAGATTTATGTAAAAATCAACCCGAAAAGCATGCCGAATTTCAACGACTCAAAAAGCCTGAGTTAATTTATGCGATTAAACAATTACAACAGTAAAATCGATTTTTTATTCTCATAATATACATAATAATGTCACATTCACAACCTCATTGGGCCAAGAATTACAGTTCGAGTCATAATGTTTATTTCGATTTTCCACCACTGATGAACGACGGACGTAATTTTGCGGGTTGGCAGCCTGGCAATGCTGTAAATGAATCATTACGTCGCGCGGAAGGTATAACCACGAACTGGGATTATCGCCGTTATTTAACAACAAATGCCGACCAAATCATGAATATGAACCGTATTGACGCCGTGAATGCCAGTGGTCATGGTTCATTCGACGTGAATTCGTATGAACAAGACAGTCATCGTAATGTTCCGTTTATGTATTCATCAGTCATGGATACGAGAGAGCCATTCGGGTATGTTCAGAGTGACCTTAAAGATGTATATCTCTCGAGAGAAGCACTTCAGTCACGCATGGTTGCGCCTGAAATCACACAAGAGCAAGTTCTCGCTTTTCAGCGTCAGCAGAAACAGAACCAGAACCAGAACCAGAACCAATAGAATGATTCATTATCGTTATATGGATATGAAATCATAATAAACCATTATTTGTAATGTTTGTTATATTCAACATTACAAGTTCGAGAGAATGCGAATCATAAGTTTCGATGTAGGTATGAAAAACCTCGCATATTGCGTGTTTCATATCTCCGACTCTGTCGCATTCACCGGATTATCCGCAACAGAACTTATTCATCATATCCAAATCGAGAGATGGGATGTTATTGATTTGCGGTTCGAGCCAAATCTCTCAGAATCACCAAATACAGAAGTAGCCACGCCAGCTCCAAAACGAACATGTAATAATGATACCAAGCTGGCGAAGTGGATGTTTCGTCAGTCGGCGTCCGCATCTACCATTCTGTATTGCGCGAAATGTGCTGAGAGATCCAAATATAGAATCCCATCTCGAGAGATTTTACCGTTTCAACGCAAACCCGAGTTATTACTGAAAAAGAAGCTTGGCGAACTCATGGATATTAAGGCGAATGTAATGTCGGCCGCCAACCCCGCCGCAGCCGCCGCAACGAACCTGAAACTTCGAAAATCCGACATCATCGAAGAAATCAAAACAACACTCTCGAGAGATTTCATGGAAGGCTTTGATGAAAATAAGTATTCAAATCATATTGCTGGAACGCCGGTGATTGCCGCTCCTGCCACGAAACCCAAAAAAGCCAACTATACCTACGCACATGACCTCGATTTAATCACATACGGCCGCAATATGATGAAACATCTAGACTTGATATTATCTGAATGTGTTGGATCGATCGACATGATGATTATTGAAAATCAAATCAGCACACTTGCCTCTCGGATGAAGACACTTCAAGGGATGATTACGCAGTATTTTATCATGAAGGATGTTCCGCAAATCGAGTTTATTTCAGCGTCGTGTAAGCTGAAATTATTCACAGATACGCCAATCTCTCAATCACTCGACGAAGGTATTTGTATTGACGCGGCCACATATGCCGACCGCAAGAAATCCGGAATTGCTGTATGCCGATGGCTCGGCGAAATCTCTCGAAAACACAAATCCGAGTACGCGAAATGGATGTCCATTTTCGAAAATCATAAAAAAAAGGATGACCTCGCCGATTGTTTTTTACAGGGATTATGGCGGGTTCATTTGGCGGCACAGACATGTGCGGTATAATTCTAATAATAAATAGTTCGTCTAATTTAGTATAAAGATTACGTTTTAGTATATCACATACGAGATTACGATGGCGGAAGAAATTGATTTAGGAGCGTTGGATACAATGCCGACATTTACGTTTGGCGGCAGCGGTGGTGGTGGTAAATCATCTAGCAGCAGCGGCGGCGGTAATTTTGGTGGCGGTATTGAGCTACTCATGAATAATAAGTTCAAGGACAGCGACCGTAAAGGCGGTGGCGGCGGCGGCGGAGATATCGATTTAAGCGAACTTACCGCACTTGAGAATGAGTTGAATGACCTCAGTAATGTCGGCCCCAGACGTAGTGGTGAATCGGATAGTGGTCGCGATGGCGGTGGCGGTGGCGGTGGCGGTGGCGGCGGATTTTTGAGCGGAATCTTCAATCTTAGCAAGAGTGATGGCGGCGAGTCGTCGGGAGGTCGCGACGGAGGCAGCGGCGGCGGCATTCATTTAGGAGAATCCACATCAAATACTGACGCAGAGAACCGCACATGGGACGGGTATGGTAAATTCAATAATATTCCGATGGACCCTGATGCCAACGCGGATCCGACACCACAGCTTTCAAAAGAAGAAATGTTGAAAGAAAAGTTCAAGCTTCTTCGTAAATTGGAAGAGCTCGAACAAAAGGGTGTTCAACTTACAAAGCGTTACTCGATGGATTCGTCGTATCAAGAGATGAAGGGCGAATATGACACACAAATGGAAGAGCGAGAGAGACAGAATAGCGTGAAGTTTCAGGGGAAAATGTTGCTCGCTTGTATTACCGGTTTGGAGTTTCTCAATAATAAATTCGACCCATTTGATTTGAAGTTGGATGGATGGTCAGAACAAGTGAATGAAAACTTGACAGAATACGATGAGATTTTCGGCGAGCTTCATGAGAAATACAAATCAAAGGCAAAGATGTCGCCAGAGCTGAAACTGTTGTTTCAATTGGGAGGAAGCGCGATTATGCTTCATATGACGAATACGATGTTTAAGTCTGCGCTTCCAGGTATGGATGATATTATGCGCCAGAACCCAGAACTTATGCAGCAATTTACGCAAGCAGCGGTTTCATCGATGTCGAGCAATATGGGCGGTGGCGGTGGTGGCGGCGCACCTGGTGGTGGCGGCGGCGGACGCGGTTCTGGATTTGGTAATTTCATGAATGATATCATGGGCGGCGGCGGCCCATCCGGAGGCGGTTTTGGTCGTAATAATGAACCACCCCCTTATGCACAACATCGCCCACCCCCTCCACCTATCGCAACAAAAGGTCCGGTCGCTCCTCCTCCACCTGTTCGCCCAGGTGCTACGGCGATGCCGACCCCGATGTCGATGGACCAAAAATCACGCCGCCCAGAGATGCGAGGACCCACCGCGGATGTATCTGATATGATGTCACGATTGAAAACAAAGACGATTAATATTCAACCCACAGGTTCGGGATCTGCTTCTGCCGCCGCGAATTCCGACACAGCGGGCAATCTTACACTTCAAAATATACTTTCGGGTATGACGGGTAGTAGCACCAACGGTGCCGGTGCCGGTGCCGGTGATGAAATTAATCTTGAGCCAATCGTCGTGAATGTGAGTAGTTTAGGTGAACTTCCACAGGATTCTACACCACATAAATCAAAGAGACGCCAACGCTCTGATAGAAATACCGTAAGCCTGGACCTATAAACCGATATAAATATTTTATCATAATAGTAAGTAGTCACAATTATACATAATGTCGTCTTCGTCTTCTACTCAGTTTCGACCCATATGCACACAGAATGATATGAGGTTGGGAAAAAACACCGAAATGAAACTCTTCACACTTGAATACAACTACCATAATCCAAACTTTCATTTATTGGGCCTCATTAATATGAACATCCACAAATTGTTATATGAAGTCAATAAAGATATTATGGAAGCAATCGATATTATACCTAATCCCAATGACGCAAGCGAATACAATATTCTTTATAAGTTCCGTGATATCGGCGGTGATTTAGGCGGTTTGAAAACATACATGTTTGTCAATACAAAAGTCGCAAAAAGATTCGCAAGTAACGGAAATACAGAAATCATTTTTACAAGCAAAAGTGTCCCCTTTGATGGTCATTCCATTCTACATGACCAGAAATACAAACTACTCGAATACCCGCTTTATATACAAAAATTCATATATCAGTCAGCATCGGATGAAGAGCGTGTATCAAATATACAAGTTCTTCATATGTTTAAGCTCAAGCCCGACCAAGATACCGAACTTACGGTGGCGATGGAAAACGCAATCGGAATTCTCATTAAAAAGATGTATTTTCGATTGAAAGTTGCGATGGAATCACTTCGGTAAAGCGTAAAATTGTGATACATATTATATCAATAAATTAATATGTATTTAGAACGAATCATCATATAGTTATTAACTTGTGACGACGGAAACGATAAACCGACTCTATGGACGATTTATTGAATGAATACATAGAACAAGAAAAACAATTAGATAGTAGTGAATACGAAAAAGATGAAAATGGCCTCCGCATACAGCACGAGCACGATGACGAGCAAGAGTATTTGGATTATATCGAGCGGACCAAAGAATATTATTACAGGATGTCCCTCGGTGATTTTTTTCGCGCGTTGTGGTTCACCGCTTCATCGACTTATATCTGCGCAACCGAATATTTAAAATACGCAATAGGCTGGAAGTCACGCAATAACGCGATAATTGATGTGAGTAAGCGTCTTTCATCCAGAAACATGATGTATGTCAAAATATTTCAAGCATTCGCAACCAACCGAAATATCGTATCACCTGAACTCAATCAGTTTTTTTGCGAATTTACAGATAATGTGAAATACACAGAGGATGAATACGACATCGACGAACTTAAAGAGATTGAAAGACGTTCGATAGAATGCGCACCATATCGGCAGTTACGTATCTTGAATGATTATAGACCGATAAAGTCGGGACTCATGTCGTTGATTTTCAAGGGGGTCCTGATTACATCGAGTGAGAGCGGCAGCGGCAGCGAAGACGAAGAAGTCGTCATCAAGTATCTACGTAAAAATATCAATATAAATTTCACCGCATCGATGAATAACTTGGTTGTTTTTGCGAAACTGACAAGATATTTTCCTTATCTCCGAACACTCAACGTTGAAAGTCTTATTCTTCAAAATATTGTGTGTTTGAAAGACCAAGTCAATTTTCGGAAAGAGCTTGCGAATATTATGCTATATTATCGCCACTGGCATAAATATGAATATATCAAAATACCGAAACCTTATCCGGAATTTACCGAAAATATAAATCCTGACGCAATCGTGATGGAATATGTTCATGGTATGAAAATCACCGATATCGACCCGGAGGATAATGATGATTTTGGTAAAATATTGGCGTCATTTAATGCGAAAGCAGCCTTTTGCACGTCGTTTTATCACGGCGACCTTCATCCAGGGAATATCCTATTTATTAAGAACGCGCCGACATCAACACACCCCACACATCAAATATGTATTCTTGATTTCGGTATCATCGGTCATCTCTCGCGTTATGACCAAGAATTATTGTTCATTGCGACGAAGTATATGTATCAACAAAAATTCGATAAAATCATCGATATTATTATGAGTTGCGAATTATCGGAAAGTGCCGACATGAAAAGTGATATCCAGAATATAATCCCTTTAAAACATACGGAGAAATATGAAAATCTTCGCCGAGAACTGACTGACGTTATCGTGCGTTATACAACACCCGAAATTAAGTTCTTTGGTGTGAGCGAAATATACGAAATTAATTACATTTTAAATAATTACGGTTTGATGTTCAAACGCTCACTTTATCGTCTTTTCATTACAGTTGCGATTATGGACTCGATAGGCACACGACTTGGAAGCAAGATGAGCTATATGCAACATATGACAGATATTGTTGTGGAATTGTTTAATATCGATATAAGCGGTAATGACGAGGAGGACGAGGACGAGGAGGACGATGACGAGGAGGACGAGGAAGTCGAAGAACCGGACGAGGAAAGCGAGCCAACGGAGTAATCAAACACAATCAAATCAATATTAAACGTTATGAATTAGTATTGATTAGAAGATGAAAATCGGAATTATCGGCAACGGATTCGTAGGACGCGCGACAAGTATATTTGCGAAGAATTATTTCTCGAAGGACAAAGGGAATGTCGAGAGATTCGAGGTTCTGCCGAATACAGTGACAACACCTGCCAAACCAAACTCGGTGATGACGCATAGTGCGGATGGAACGCCGGCCTCCCATTCCATACACCCCACCACGAGCCCCTATTCGAACGTAGTTCCGTCGCAGGGGGGCGGAATTCCACCATTTTTCAAACGCATGTTCTTCAAACCCATCGATATTCTTATTTATGACATTCGCCCTGAGGCATGCCAACCACCAGGAATCACACTAGATGAACTCGACCGTGAATGCGACCTTCTTTTTTTCTGTCTTCCGACGCCACTCAACCATGACGGGACATGTTACACAAAGATTCTTGAAGAAGCAATCTCTCGATGCTCCAATCCATACAAAATCATCCGCAGCACGATTCCAGTCGGTTTCGCGGCCAAACACGGATGTTATTTCATGCCGGAGTTTCTAACAGAAGCTCGTTGGGAGCATGATTTTCGCAGCATGAAAGAATGGATTGTGGGTATTCCGATGGGGGTATCAGCAGCAATAACTTCTACAAATACAGAAAGTTCTTTAATATCGGCAGCAACATTAACAAACATTCGACGAGAAGAATTCAAAAGACGTGTAACCAAGCTCATCAATCGTAGTCACAAAAATGGGGCGATTGATTCAAACATCGTTGTATTTTGTGATACGAACGAAGCCGAAATGCTGAAACTCATGAAGAACTGTTTTCTCTCCGCAAAAGTGGGACTGATGAACGAATTTTATGATTTCTCTCAATCAACCCAAACCGACTTTACAGAAGTTGTCAAACTAGCGAAACTCGACGCACGAATGGGGACTTCACATTTTCAAGTTCCGGGCCCAGATGGACGACGTGGGTTCGGTGGCACATGCTTTCCGAAAGATACACACAGCCTTTATTGCCAGATGAACGCACGTGGTATGAATTCAAAGATATATCCGGCAATTCTTGACCGGAATGATACACAAGACAGACCGGAACGTGATTGGGCGAGAGATGTATGGCGCACAACGATACCGCTACCGACGCCGAAATCCAAAGTCGTGGTTGTTTTCACAAATACTACTAGTGCTACCGAGGGTGTGCCTGATTCCTCTTATTTTAATAATATCATCCGAACAAATCTCTCGAAACATAATGTTGTCATTCAAATTGTTCGTGATTCTACGTTGGCGGCGATGAACCCAATCGGAGAGAATCATTTCATCAAATACTGGCCGTTGCCAACGAAGCCACTTTTCTTCCCGAGGGTGGATGAATGTTATTATACGCCATACCAGTCAATACACGAACATTACCCATCATATGATATCGCTCGTGATGTATTGTGTATCGTCGATTTGTGGAAGAGTCACGAAGAGATGATACTTTATGTTATAAAACATGCCAAGGACGCCGATGCCCACGCTTTTATCGAGGATCGTCGGGCGGCCGATGATGCCGATGACGAAAGTGGGACGGAAGGATTCGATGATGACGACGACGACCACGTAGTTCACCAGACAAAATCATACAAAACGCAATTCGATTACGCAAGAATATTCGAAGATTGTTACCATGACGCATTTGTAAGCACAAACCGACGACTTGTTATTATGTTTTAGCTCGTCTCGTTCTATTGAGAGATATTGTAACTATTTTATGTTTTCGCGTTCGGGTATTTTTTTCGACGTGACGTTTTCGCGTGACGATGTCTCTCATACCACCTATACGCCCAACAGTCGTTTTACGAACTCTCCGATCAATCGCAAGTTCTGGCATTTTTTGTATTTCTTCTTTGATACCGAAAACCAACGGTGCGAGTGTAACGTCATCAAATATTTGTTCTGACATTACTTTATTCACACGATTGACATAAAAAGTTGTATCTTTTTCATCTGAAACAAATCTGCCAACAAAGTCGTCCCTGCGAAATATATCTCCGAATATTGTTTTGTGTAAATTTTGAATCAACTCGACAATATTTTCATCTGTGAATGTATCAGGCTGATGAGTTAGCAATCGAAACGCAAAGATAATTATCCAATTCAACATACAACTATAATCTCCTGGACAACCTCTACTCATAAAAACCGAGAATTTGCCTTTATGATAACAAAACTTCGAAAATAAACCATTCGCGGTAGGCGTTGCGGTCTTTCTTACTAGATTTACGTCATACAATAGTGTATTTATACTATTATTCCAACCTAATTCTTCACGTATGCGATTATCCGTGGCTTTCACTTTCGACAAGGGTTCTTTTGGCATGGCAATATTTTTTAATTCTAATTGTGCTTTTATGAGAGCCACCGCAGTTTCGGGCCGACACATTGCTACAAGCTGATCGTATTCTTTGATTAATTTATCAGTGGTCGTCGCAAGACCGCGTAACATGTTGCGCACAACATTCGAGTCGCGGGCAGTAAGATACGCTTCTGACTTCGAGTTGTCAGATGGTTCAATCGGTAGTTCATCATCTTCACTCGGCTTTATTTCACCGCTTTCAATACCTTGTATTACTTTTTCATATATTTCCGGGTGTTGTTCTTTAAGTTCATCTGGTTTATGTTTTAACTCGATGGCAAACATGCGATATATTTCGGAATCAGGAGGTATGCGATAACGTCCTCCTTTTTGAATGCCGGTGCTGCCGTTGGCGCGGCCACCATGATGACTTCCACCGACATTTGCTTCGGCTTTTCCGCCTGGGTCATTGCCTTTGCCTCCCGGAACGAGAAATAATTCACCCGTTTTATGGTCCATCTCGAGTTCTCCTGTTGCGAGTCGATGTTTTGTTTCAAGTTCTTGTAGAATTGGCTTCAATGCCTCGTATTGTTTATCAAGCACAGCATAATCAGCATTTGCTTTTGTAAGGTCTTTACCATAATGAGCCGGTAATGATTTATCTATATTTCTTCTCGGATAATTATTAGTAGTTATTCTTCCAAAAGAACCTTCTATTTCTTGTATAAGACCTTGTATTTCACCGAATTTTGTATTCTTAAATTTAGATGATACTTCTTTAGTATTATAACTTCTTAGACGTGTATTTATACCTTCTATTCCACTTCTAATAGTTCTAATACAACTTTGATAATCTCGTTTATCAACTTCTGTAATCGGAGGAAGTGGCGGTGGGCCACTATCACGGGGCGGTGGTTTACTACGATGCTTTAGACTCACACCAGCACCTTCATCTTCGTCAGCACCAGCACCAGCACCAGCACCTTCGTCAGCACCAGCACCTTCGTCAGCACCAGCACCTTCGTCTTCGGTGTCGGAATCTACCTGCACATCAATTATTTCACTCTCTGGAGGTTTTATAGTTGCTGCTGCTGCTGCTGCTGCTACGGTTGCGGCAATATCTGGCGTTACTGGTCTAGCCGGTGCTTCTTCTATATCTAATGATATGTCATCTGGTTTTATGTTTTCATCTACATCAATAGGTTCCGATGGTGATAAATCTTCGTGTTCTGAAATAGGAACATCAAAACTTCAACCTTTGGTTCAGATTCGGTATGACCATATTCATCATTCTTACCTTCTAAAAACCTAGCAGCTTCATCCGCCGCAACTATATATATATCATCATCTTCATCTTCAGGCTGTTCTTCAGGCTGTTCTTCAGGCTGTTCTTCAGGCTGTTCTTCAGGCTGTTTTTCCGGCATTTCTTCCCTCTTCGCACTCTCTTTTATATTTTTTTTCATTTCTTTTTCCTTCTGGGCGATGTCATCCAGGCTATTCTTGGCATTAGCCATAAATGTAAGAGTATAATCATAATCAACCACCCCTTTCTCTTCTTTCGCAGCGATAGCCAATAATTTCTTGGCTTTATTTGTATCCGTTTTCACACCATACGCTCCATTTAAATAGATTAATCCCAATTTATACGAAGCATCTTTATGACCACGAAGCGCGGCACGTTCATAATATTTTACAGATTGTGTTTGTTTTCCGGTTTGGCCCAATAAGTCGTTCTGTGAAATTCTTCCAAGAAGATATTCTGCTGGCGGAAAATATTCATTTGCGGCGGTTTGAACCATATTCATCGCATTAGCTTGTGTTAATGTGTCATCATCGACTTTACCCTCAATCCGCATTTTCACCAGTTCGATTTTCGCGAATGAAAGCGTCTTTGCGGCTTTTTCAAATAATTTTGCGGCTGTTCGAATTCTGTTAAGTCCGCCACCAATATATATTTTTCGTCTTTTTCCACCCGCAAAGAACTCGCCGCTGCCACCCTTGTCACCTCCCTCGCCACCCTCGTCCTCGCTACCCTCGTCCTCGCTACCCTCGTCATCACCGTCACCCTCATCGTCTTCTTCTTTATCTTCTTCTTTAAGAAACCCTAGTATCTTATCCGTAACATCATCAGGTGTATCGTCTCGTAAGTTTATCAATCCAATAATATTATATGAATAAACACTATCTTTCTTATAAGCATTCATAATCATATCTACACCGGCCATTTTTTTTAAATCGTCAGGTGGTGTTGAACGTAGAGCATTTAAATACTGACAATATCCAATTACGGCATCATAATCAGGGTCGCCACTATATGGCGTAGCGAGTTTAAGTGCGGCGCTGACATTTGCGGGTGGCGGAGAGATGTTCATGTTTTTAGAAAACGGATGAACCACGACACTTAGTAACGTCATCGCTTTAAAAATAGAGGATGTCGCCAACAATTTATTTTTAAGCCCGGTGAGTTGAATGGACATATCAACACCTGCCGCTTTTAGTAAGTTTTTCGTCATCGCAGCAATCTCGTTCGCTTGTTCCTGAATCAACCCACGAACATTATTACATTTTTGCGGGTCAGGTTTGATTGCCCCAACAAGTTTATCCATTATTTTAGCCCCAAGCGCATGGTCATCATTTACAGCAGGTTGAACATCACCGACACGAAATGACGAATTTTGAAACCGTGAATCATTCGCCGAATCTTTACCGGGTTCTATCATTTGCGGCGAGGGTTGTGCGGCAATCAATAAAACACATAATCCATTCTGTCCTTGCGGGAGTTGATTGGTATTGAATTCCTTGTTATTTACTATTTCTATTTCGAATACATCTTGTGTGGCTGGTGTTTTATCAATAACAAAGTCGAGACGTGGTTGTGTGATGCCGCCGCCGCCGCCGCTACTCGATGTCACCGGGTTGTCCCACATTTTGTCTTTCAGCATTTTGAAAGCACTTTTCGTAACAATCTCCGGTTTTTCTAGACGAAAGAAAGCCCATTTTGACACCGCTGATAAACTACCAATTCGCATATCGGGAGAATACCAAATATCGCGTGGTTTGGCGAACAACATATGAACGACCTGAACCGTATTGTGTTCGAGTAATTCAATCAACGCCGCCTTCATCTTTTTGCGGTTTTCTTCTGTTACATTCGGGTTCGTTCCATTTGCGTCATCCGCCAACCCTAGCATCTTATCTAACCCTTTCGTCATTTTGTCGCTAACATATTTAATTTTTCCTGAGTATGTTGGATTTTTGACAAGAGTATCTTCCCATTTAGAATTATATATTCTATGACTTACAAATCCTTTCAAAACAGAAACATCGGTTTTAATTAAATAGCTTGACCTATCAGGAATAATACGGACAACTGATATACCAAGTAACTTCGCAACAATTTCACACAGATGATTAAGTTTGCTTTCTTTGTATCGAACACTCTGTCGTAATAAACGTAGTGTTGGATTTTGCGGCCCGATTTGTTCTTTTAATTTCTCGATAAAATTCGCATGAAAAGACGCGAAATAATACTTTGAAATACGAAACAGAACCCAAAAAATCAAATCTATGCCGAATGAAAAAGGGACCTCATTTTTCTTTTGGAATGAATCTAGGTCGGGTGTCTCCAATTTTGATTCGGTGTAGAATTTTTTGAAGAAATTGGCGACGGTTATCGTGGTATCATTAGGCGTCGGCGTCGTCGTCGTCGTAATAAAATGATGATTATAAAACAATAATGACGACACGAAATATTTACCTTTTAATAATTTTATTTTTGCTTCAACCTGTTTGATTTTATTGTCTAACGAGTCGTTATTTGTATAGACTTCATCAGCGTCTGCGTCGGCTGTGGTTACATATGCCAGTAAATCTCTATTTAAGGCCTTGATTTTTTTTGTTAATGATGCGCCGTCGGCTATACCCGACCCAAAAACGGACCTTGGTTTCTTACTTCTCTTGCTCGTTTCTTCAGCAGAAGCAAATAGTTTTGATACATACTCTGGATCATTGTAATCTTTTCTTTCTTTCAATTTTTTGATTAAATCTTCATGCTTGTCAATTGTTTCAGTCAATTTAACCATTTCATTATGATACGGATGTGATGGTATATGCGTCGCTTCATACAACGTTGTTATAAAATCGTCGTCAATCAGTTTAACGAATATATCTTTTGGATCTTTTGGAACGACACCACCCGTCGTGTATAAATTTCCGACATAACTCTCAAATAACCCAAGCGGTGGAGGCGGTGGCGGTGGAGGCGGCGGCGTAGTCCGTGGTTCATCGTTATAATAACTTATCGTCTGAAATACATACTGAATGATTTTATAACTTGGTATATGTTTCGATTGTCGATTTACATCAACAAACCCGTTAGACGTGAGCATATATTTCTCGAATATATCGACGGCGGTTTTTAACGCAGGGTTCGTTTCAATACTTTGTTTTAATTTTGTAAATTCGTCGGCGATGGATTGTAATGTTTCAAGTTGGGATAAATAAGGCACGGTATCGATAAAATTTTCGGTGGTGTGAGCGTCTTTGAGCAACTTCAACTGAATAAAAATGGAACGGAACTTATCAAAGACCTGTAATAGAAACGATCTACTATTTACGTCGAATGAATATGACGGAAAATACTTTTTTCGCTCTGTGACATAATCTAATGGTTCATTCTTGTATTTTTGAATTTCAGCGTATAAAATATCAAATAAGTAAATGAAATTTGTAAATTCAACTGATTGTTCATTTATACTATCATTATCTTTGACATTAGTTCTATAATAATCGGATATTTTTTTATAATGACCTTGAATAACATCCACCATTTTCATCAACCCTCTTCCCCCACTCGCATCATATACTTCATCAAATTCCATTTTCAAGGTAAGTAACTCTCCCTTCGACAATTGTTGATTTTCTACGAAAAACCGGGTTGCGTTTCGATAAAAGCACCAATCAATATAACTCCGGTGCCACTTATCGATTTTAAACTGAAGTATTTCTGCTGATTTAGGATCCAAATCAAACACACTTTTCGTCGTGGTTGGCGCATGGTATGCTCCCCCAACCATAACTGGTCTCGCCCCCGAAGTTGATACCTTGCCAGGAAGTGTATGCTTGTAAAATAGACTATTGTTGTTATTTCCATATGCGTTAATTACTAGATTTATGAGTTCTTGGGTTTCAGGGTCGTTACGTCGCACCATCTCTCGGAAATATTCGTTGATTTCTTGGAAATTGATTTTATAACCGGTTGGAACGAAAACCGTGAGAGGATTTAAATTCATAGAGCCGGCGCGATGATACACCATTTGCTCGAATAAAGGAACGGTTGATTTCGGAAAATAGCCGTCAACACGCGAAAATTTCAACGCATCTTTATTTTGGTTCGCGGCGGCGGATTGTTCGTTGACCGAAATTTCTCTCAGAGGATTGCGATTACTTACTTGTTCGACAAAATGGTCTATCCCAGAGTCGATGCCCGCAATCATATTTGTTATTGTGATGTAAGGAGGTGGTGGTGAATCTGTGATGGGTAATTTCATGGATGATGCCTTTTTCTTTTTTAAGGATTTTTTTGAGCCGTAATCGCCATCGCCATCGCCATCGCCATCGCCATCGCCATCGCCATCGCCATCGCCATCGCCCTCACCCTCGCCTTCGCCCTCACCCTCGCCCTCGCCTTCGTGTGACACTTCTTTGGCATGTTCTTCTTTTATAAACCCACCGCCATTTTGTATAACGGCTTCTTCCGAATCAAACGCGGATTTAAATTTGTCATATGTATTACAATCAGGGATAGGGAAAATAACCTTTCTAAATAAATTTCTATATGTAACATTTTTTTCGGAATCTGGAATAACCGTATAAAGAGCTCGGCAAAATAGTCGCGCGACATGTTCAATATAACCATCAACCGGTCTTCCGTTTTCCTGTTTTGGCGCAAAATCACCACACCCCCATGCTCCCAAAACTAATACATCGCATTGTTGTTGTGTCGCTGCGACATACGCCATATTTTTAATAATAGTAATCATAGAATTGTTGAAATTTGGATCGGTATAACCTTTAAAACTATCAATTTTATTGTTGTTTCTCCAGTCATAAGCAGCTGCTGTAATAACGTGTCCGTAATATGGAAATACCTGGTCTGGCGTTCCACCACCTATTAACAGCAGAGGCGGCGGTCTTATAGCGAACGCAAATTCATCATCTGTAAAGAAATCAACGGGTGTTTTTTCACTTGTATAAAAAAATTGAGTTTTCCAGTTTGTTTCACCCCACTTTTCACCATATACGAATCGTGAAGTAGGTGTATCACGATTATTAGTAAAGTTATTTAAATTCACCAACGTCAAATACAATAAAGGCGACAACATACAAAGAGTTTCTTCTTGAACCCATGAACCATACAGCACTCCGCCGCCAACATGTTCCGCATTCGCAAAATTCAATATACTAGTAGCCGCACCAACATCCCCTTGTATAAATAATGCGTGTGCTGTCGTCATTTGTAAAAATTCGATTGTTCCATTTTTTGAATCTCCGGCGGGCGATAATGTCTTTGGTTCAACTATGTGGCGTTTCTGAAAAGTTGCGAGATGATTTTTAAGCTTCTTTTGTTCTTCTTCATCCGAGTAGTTTTTTATCGTTAATGTATCGGCGATTCTACGAAATAAATTAAAATTTTCGAATCTAAATAAATACCTCCGGAACTCTTTATAGCCGCACCAAGCCTTACCAACCTCATTATGTCGAATGGAAGGTTGCGGATACTCACCGTATGTAACTAACTTAAAAAGAATACTTCGAGGAACTTCGATTTGATTGACGAGTCGTTGGACATATTTGATACGTTGTTCTTGACTGGCAAACGATATACAATCAGTTGTAGGTTTTGAGTTATCACAATCCTCTTTTAACATAATTTTTGTGAATTCTTGATTGGCAACTATCGATATTAAATAGTTACGCAACTCAATAATTTGCGGCTGAATCCTTATGGATGAAATTTGTGATTCGGTAGGTATCGTAATTTTTCCATTCGTGGGGTCATACGGTTGTGCCGACAAACCAACCGCGCTAGGATTAAAACTAGTAAAAACCGTCGTCAGGTCTTGACCTGCTCTTCCAACAATAATTGAATTACCACCAATTCCATGTAAAAAATAATATGTTTCACGAGGGTTTATTGTTTTACCTGAATCCGGGATTACTTTATCTGAACCAGCCAAACCGTAGAATGTAACGTTATTGATGCTTGATTTACTAAAATAATCACTTAAACCATTACCAACCGTATTTGGCGAATTATGTTCGTCTGGCCAAACAAACATGTTCTTTGAAAGATGATTTCCGTCAGTTGCTCGTTTTATTTCATAAGGGTTGGGAACGACGTCATCGATACTCGCAAATGCTTCGCGACAAAGTTTGATTCTGTATTTTTTGTTAATTTCGTCGTAGGTTATTTTGGAAGAATCTGCTTTATTTTTTTCAAGAAGGTCGCCAACCGGCGAAACAACATATATCACTAATACATCGAAATATGTATGACCTCCACCAGTTTCGCTTCTTGATTTAGGATGAGATGAAGAATCCAACAAACGTTGCCTAGCGAATGAGAACATTTCCAAATGACCATTATGTATTGGGTTGAATGAACCGCCATTTACTAGGATTGCTATGCCTTTCTTACCATCATCCATAGATTTAGACGCGGCCTGGGTTATTTCTTCAATTCGCTTTTTGATTCCATTTAAAAATCCGGTCTGTTCGTTTAATCCTGGTGTTGGTGGAGTAGGAGGCGGAAGCGGTGAAGAAGGGGGCGGAGGAGAAGATAGACCTTTACCATGAGATTTCACGGGAGGTGTTTTCGGCGGAGGCGTTGATGAAGGATTATCAACCAAGTTTTGAGCCTCCGGGTTCCAGTGTTGTAGAGCCCAATTCCGGAATACCGGCACTACATCTTCTATTTTATAATCAGTTTTTGGATTCGCTTGTTGTGCGGTTTTCGCGATAGGGCCACCTATGGCAAAATAGTTATCTTTTAATATGGTTTTATCCGTTAATTTTGGATTTTTAAAAGCTGCCCAACCTATAATTATACTTTTAGGTAGTTGTAAAAATAAAGTAGCAAAATTGATACAATCTTCTACGCTACCAAGAGAATTCCTGTCTGGAACGTATGGTTGCGGGGATGTACCAATATATCTCATCGTGCTGAACGGAATAATTCTAAACACCTTATCATATCTCGCGTCTTTGCTCAATACATGTTTTATTTGACCCATTATATATCCTTGACCACTTCCGCTGAGTAAATTAAATTGACTCGTTTTGATATCACCATTTTGTAGCTTTTGGGATAATCCGGTTTTTTCGCCATGTTTGAACTCATATGCTTTAAACATTTCCTGAGTCTGTGCTTGGTTTGCAGAATATGTAAAACCAATATGCTCATAACCCGCATTAATTAGAGAATCGATGGTCGCTTTTATAGGAGCAAAAATCTGTGTGTAGCTGGACGGCAAATCACCCCAGTTTCCGCTCCCTTCATGAACCTGGACAACACCGCCGGGCGTGAGTAATCGGGGGTTACTAGTTTTGCTGCGCAAACCGCCAACTACTGGGGGAAAATCTACCGGAGATATACCTGGCGTTAATGCCGCATTCTGGAATACAAATAGTGATGGTATTGGGTTATTTCCTATAATATCATAATTCCAATTATTTATTTTTTTGGTAGATGAATCATTACAGTGATATAATCCAGGTTGAATGGATTTATCTTTGGGATTAACTATATTTATTTCAACTTGATAATGTCCTGCCCTCCCTATCCCTTCACTAGTTTGCCATACAATACAAATTAAAAAATATTTTTTGCCGTTAAAATTAAATACATGTTCTGGTCTAATTGTAGTAAAGTCTATACCAGATAAATGGTTGAATCTTTCAGTTTGCAGAATACCCTTATGAATGACATTTCGAGTAACAGAAGGTTGAATTATAACTGTATTTGGGTCAGGGGCATATGTAGTAAAATCGTCATACATATTTTGTAATATCGGTTTCAATACTACATCTTCGTAAAATTCTAATACGTTATGTAAATTTTTTACATTTTGTTCAGAACTGCTTTTCAAACCAGTTAAAAAAGCATCATACGTGCGTATGTTATTTTTATTTATATAATCTCTAATAGAAATTTTGATATTATTTACAAACTCATAACGTGTAGTATTATCTTTATCAACATATGTTCGAAGTATATTTTTACTTACTTTATCATTAAACCAATCAATTACCGTGCTGTCATATGAAAAGCCCTTTCCTGTCAAATTGAATAAAGTAGTGAAAGCCGCATCCAATACTTCGAAATAATCATGGATATTAAAACTTTTTTTTTTACCCGATAAATCTTTAATATTTTGTTTAATTTCGAGATAGCGCGATAATGAAGATGTTTTTAGGCTTGATATAAAATGTGTATCTAATGTTGATGTGCTATTTTTTTTTATTGGAAAAACCGGTATAATATCAATTAACTGTTGTGGTGATGTAAATGTAGTAGAATTATTATTAATTAATTGGGTACTATTAAATACAAAAGATGCCTTAGGCACAGAGGAAGAGAAATTTGCTAATACTGTTTTGGGTGGGGGATTATGTAATAATGGTAAATATGTTAATGTCTTTTGACGTTCATCATAAAAGATTGTTTTATAATTTACTTGAAAGGAGTTAATATTTAAACATTCACTTATTTCGTCAAGCATTTGTAATGGGTCTTGTTGCTCACCGGTGGTTAAAATCGTATAAAATAAAAATTGTAGGTTTTCTGGGACTGACTTTATCCCAGCAATAAAACCGCCAACATCAATCACCCGAACATCTTCTTTTAAAGGATATGTTTCTTGTTTATGAATAAATTCCTTAAAAATATGGTGTAACATATCACATGTTGTTGTCTTAGTTAAAACTTCTTTCGCTATCCATTGTCGATACGCATGTGTATTCAATAACAACTGTAACGATGAATAAAACCAACATAAATTATTAGCTCCTCCAGTAAAACCATATATTGGATTTGTCGTTCTATGTAATACAGCATCTATTTCGGTATCATGAGAATGTTCGGTGCTTCTTATAAATTCTTCTAATTCTGGCCCTTCAAGTGACATTATACCTAACCTTCTATGATAGAATGACTATACTAACTATATACTCATTTTATTTTTCTTCTCGTCAAATTACGCTTTGCTACATTATTTCGCTCCCCCACCGCCCCCGACCTTCGCCGGTTGTGACGTCTCAAACGTATCATCTTTAAACAGTTGATGATATTTCACCATCTCTAGATGGTCGGTTTCCTCCTTCTCTTTCTTCGCCTTCTCGAGTGTGTGTAATGCGTTACTGATTTCTAAGTCCGACACCTTCTTTTCCGGTCCATGCTTCTCTTCGGTCATCGTATGAAGGTCCCTAAACTTTGACGGAATCACACAATACTTGCTATCTACATTCATGAGATGATCGACGACAATACTGAAACATGCGGTAATCACGAGTGCGTAATATATACTCCGTGTGCCCATCCAGCTGACAGCAAATACGAGCACCTCTTTGCTCATGAGGTATTTAATCCACGACTCACTCGATGAATTCAAGTCAAGATTGATATATCGTGACCCAATATTCAGGATAATCATGACAAAACCAGCGAAAAATGTGCTTGTATTCAGATTATGGAAAAAGTTGTGGGCGGCGGTCAATACTTTCGAGTCCATAATATTGTTTGCCGGTGATTGTAGTGTAAAGAAGTTTGTTTTTCCGGAAAAAAGGTCTGTAAATGACTTCAGTGTGATTGGGGGTATGAGTGGTGATGATGCGATTGATCCCGGTGCTCCGCCAACTTGTGGTTTTGGTGCTCCGGGTGCGGCGGCGGCGGAAGGCATGGTGGCACCCGCACCCGCACCCGCACCCGCACCCGCTTTCATCGATATTTTTGGCGTTTTACTTCGTGTTCGATGCTTATGTTTTGACATTGGAATACTGTAACTATTAGTATTACAATAGATTATTTCTTGCGCCTACGCATCCGCGTCGTCGTTACTTGAATCGCCCGCGGAACGCATTTTTCAACTTTCGCATTCCTTGACGCGCACCTTTCTTGAATTTCTCTCGGATTTTGAAACCTTCACCCAGCGGATTATCGGGGTCTTCTTCGACACTCACCGGCGCCATAATCGGTTCTTGCGAACCCCATTTACTAAATATTTCTTTGAATATCGTTTTGATGTATTTGATTTTTCGTTGAAATTCGGTCGTTGGCTCGCCGTCGTCGCTATCGCTATCACTGTCATCGCGGTCATCGTCGCTGTCGTAGGTGTCACGAAGGTCATACCCACCCGCCTTTCCGCGGTAGGCGTTTGGACCTTCTTTTACATATGGCATATCCACTTTTTCGGACGTATTAAGATGAGCGGCGCTTTGTTTATAGGAAGTTGCCGCACCCGACGCACCAACAAGCTGACTTGGAGTATCGGCGGCCTTATCGGCCTTCTTCTTCATTTGAAACTCATGTTCCTTCTGTTTTTCAATCCCATCCTGATATGCTCCGAATGCCGATGTCAAGACAACAATCGTGGCCATCAATACTAAAATCGCCACTGTTCGTAGTTCCATTTTTGATGATGACAAATAAATGAATAAAATGAATAAAATGAATGAATACTACTGTCTATACTACGTCGATAAAAAAATATTTCACGAAGCGAATCCTGTGACGTGCGTACATACCCTAACTCGAAGCATGAGGCCGACCGCCGAAGTAATACGTAATTCCATATAAATACCGTTTTTCGTCGTCGGTGTTATACGTGTCGTCATCATGCGGTAGTCTAAAAATATTGCGATTGTTATTGATTGCCGATGCGTCGGCTGGAAGATAGGAAAGTGAAGTCGGCGGTGGTGTTGTATCAAGTTTCGTCGCGTAAATCTTCGTATCTTTTTCAAATTTGATAATATCGGCGGTTCGTTGAACAATCGCAAGATATCCGAGTATCATTCGTAGCTCTTGAACAACGGATTCACCTACACGAATTGTATGTAACAAGGCCGCATCATTCTTGGTTTGTTGGCGCATCGTCGAGAGAATTTCATCGATACGTTTGCGAAATCCATAGACTTTACCATAGACGCTAAGATGTCGTTGTTTCAACGCATCGTTGTTTTTATAACGTTCATCTGAATTTACAGAGTCAAGAAGCTGGCTATATGTGCTATCGCTTCGATTATCCCCCGCGCGACCTGAGTTCAACGATTGAATATTCACCATTTTATCTGCGTTTGAATTCCCTGCGATGAGAGATTTATACACAAATTCGTCCTCCTTTGTTTTTTGAATGATGCTATCGTCGGCGTTCCGTTCCGACAACGACAATCGATGGCTTCTATCCGCCGTAATATCCGAAACTGTATTGAACAATACCTCCGTATTAAACCGTGCGAGGCAACGCGATATATCGATGATACGATTGTTGATGTCATTATACATGAGTGTTTTCATATCGCGAAAGTCGCCTACTTGGTATGTATTATCGGTAGGCGAGACCCGAAATGTTCCGACTTTACCGTAACTTCGTTTTACTGGATTATACACACAATCGATGAAATACGTTGCGCGTCTTCCATCTTCACTTGCGTTGGATTCATTCTTCGGCGCCTTTCCCGCAAAATCATATATCGTCTTTATATTCACCGTTCGCGAATCACCAATCAATTCGTTACTTCCAAACATCGTGATGCTTCCGGCCCCGCTTCCAATCGAGCACTGCTTGCTTTTAAAGTATTTCTCAGTAAAATCGTTGCTATCTTCTTCGATGAATTTATTTGACCTCCGATGGTCTTTCCCGCTATCATCACCTTTAATGATTTTGGGCATGCCGAGAGAAAATCCTTCACGTTCCGACGATGAGCTTGATAATGAAATTCCGCGCGTGAGCTCATCTTTGTCGCTTATGCCGGATGTTATCGAAAATTGAGCAGCCGAGTCGGCGTTATTATTCCATAAGGATGACGCCAACATTTTTTGAACCTCACCAAAATCACGGTTATTTTCCGTCATCCATCGAAAACATTCAGATGAAAGTATCACGACACATAACAAAAGAAACAAAGTGTATTCTCGATACACCAATAATGCCACCAACCCGATGATGATTAGTATTTTTAGAATAGCATACATGACTTCGCTGTGAATCACGTTATGATAAATCCATGAGATGATATATTGAATAGAATACAGGATTTCCATCGAATAAATTTACGATTACTACTAGTATTATGCTAGATAATATAGACGACAATCGTTACGTGATGTGTCGTGTATATTCATTTACGGTCGCGGTCGCTCATCGGCTCATTCGCTCATTGGCTCATTTCTTCTTCAGTTTATCGCTGATTTCCTTTACAAGGTCTTCTTGCGTCTCAGCGCCTTCCTTGGTCTCGCAGTTTTCGCCTTCGCACTTCTTTTCGTCCTTCTTCATGTTCTCCTCGCCTTCAAGAACCTCTTGGTCGGCGGTCATACCTTCGAAACCATAGTATCCGGTCATCGAGGCAATCATCGCGACAAACACGACGGCAAGTAAGCCAGCAGCGGTGTGCTTCAAGGAAAGAAAAACAACAGCGGCAACAAAGATCAGCTTGCCAAGAACGTTGTTATACAAAAATCCAAGGAGATTAGGTTTAAGAACCATAATCACAATCACCACCAATAAAACACCTAAAGTGAGTTCTTTGTTCAATTTCACCATTTCGTCTTATATACATAACAAATATATTTTTCGTATATAACTGGAAGAATCTTCACCGAATTAAAATCTCATTTTTTTATAGGGAACATGACATCTTTAGGTTTTTCGGAATACGCCGAAAGTAATAGCAACGAACCAAAGAACAATAGAAGAAACGGCGGCGGTAGCGGCGGAGGTATCGGAGGTCGGCAGAACCGCACCCTAAAGATTCCACGAAATCATGAATTATCAAATACTAATACATCGGGATCGGGATCGGCGGCGGCGGCGGCATCGGGCATGTCGGCTGTCGCCGGAAAAAAGATAAAGCAAATCAAAGATTATATCGAAAATATTCACCGTAAAGGAGGGGAGGATAGTGAAGAAGACCCTGATGACGCATCATCGATACTTCCGGCCTATCCAGCGCAAGGTATGGGTATTTATGCGACGAATGTATCTCATTCGGGAGTTATTCGAGGAGCAGAGACAGTATCTAGCAATACGGGACAAGTAGTTCGAAAAACAACCCAGATGAATTCCCTAAATCCGTCGTCATCCTATTCTTCCACTTTACTGGAAGGAATGAATGATTCTACTTCTGCTTCTCCTTCTCCTTATTTCGAGAAATTGACTGGAATTTCTGGTGCGCCAAAGAAAGATGCTGTTGCGGTTGGAGCGGCGGCAGCGAATGTATCAGCATTTAGCACAAATCCGAAAACGAGCACATATGCGACGCAGTATTATGAACAATTTGTCCCGTATGCTGAAACACTCGCGAATCAACTTACGGGAGGCAATAACGCAGTCTCTACATCATCTGGAACAAACGCTGCGCTCATCGAAAAGTTGAACTACATTATTCATATGCTTGAAGAGAAGAAAGATGAGAAGACAGGTCATGTCATCGAAGAACTCGTGTTGTATTGCTTTTTAGGCATATTTATCATATTCATCGTAGATACATTCACACATGCTGCTGCTGGAAGTGGCGGCGCAGGGGCAGGAAGAAGCATGTTTGGTGGCCGTAGGCTCGCTTCGACGCAATATTATCGGCGATAACGAAGCGCTTGGCGGTCGTTGTCATACCATGAAAATATCTTTACACAACGTTTCTTCGTGTATAATGGCATTATATAGGATGTAATACCATTTATCTTTTGATACGAACGACGGCGATGACGATGATGCCGTAGTAATGAGTAGAGCATCGATGATGCGATGATTGTGTGCGATTGTGTCGATGCCAACCGTGCTAGTCCGATTCAGCTTACCTACGCAATATTGAAATCCACGTAAAAAATCCGCTGTTTCGCAACCCGTTTTATCTTGTATTGATGAAATCAAACGCATCATTGTAAAATCTCTCGGACTCTGTATTTTAGAAGTCTTTGGTGTCGTCATCGTCGTTGTCGTCGCAATACGTTTGCCGAATGCGTCGTATTTGGGTGAAATCACCGGCGGCAAATATTTCACGAGAGCTGTTGATGATGATGAGATATAATCGTGAAGGTCGGCAATTCGATTTCCTTTGGTCTTTTTACGCGGTCTCGCCGTAGGCATAACCGTAGGCATAACCGCACCCGCCGTAGCTGCCGCCGCACCCGCTGACAATGGCGACTGCGTAAATACATAAACTGCGACGATACGTGTTTGATTCAAGAGTAACATATAAATTTGGTATAATCCATCTTCAACGAGAGATTGTAATTGTGTGAGTTCATTTAGAATACATATCCGGAAATCTCTCGTGCTGTCATTTACAAAAGCATAAAAAAGAGCAAAGTTGGCCGATGAAACACGAACAACCCGCAATCCGTGCTGGAAGAGTCTTCTTGTTGTATTCACATCGGTCGCCGCTACCGCCGCTGCTCTAAACACGTAAGAATACACTGTCGAAAATGGAATAACAAACCATGGAATTTCGGAATAACGATAGAGTGTTTGTTCGCCCGCAATCTCTCGACACTTCTGAATATATTCTGTTGTTTCAAGAAGTTCGAGAGATTCGCGTTCTGTCATCGTATATTGATTCCACGCAAGATACTCTGACATATAAATCGAAACAGAGCGATATGCCGACGCCTTCAACGATGAATCAAATGAAATCATGATGCGTGGTGTCAGTACAGATACACCCCTTATATCGTCGGCATTCATGGATTGTTTGTTCATAAATACACCGATGAACGCGGAGAGACCGAACGTTTCTTTCGAGAGAAGAAGGCGAAGCGTATCCGATGACTCTGACCCACCCCCTGTCCCTATCCCCGCCCCGAGTGCGATAAGTCCGGCGTTCTTATGTGTTATTTCATCGTTTTTAGAGCTAGTTATCAACAACCGAGAGATTCTCTCGAACGGAATATCTTCATCATGTGCTGCGCGAAATACCCGAACCGTATCATGATTTACATAATGTAGAAATGGATATACGACCGCTGTATAACATCGTGTGCCGAGAGATAGGGGATTCATGATACTTGTAGCGTGGCGGTCGGCACCTGCACCGCGATTACGAAAGAAACGGTGAATCGACCACCGAAACGTAAGAGGTTGTTCATACCAATAAAAGTATTTGAATTTTAACACACAAACACATACGATGACGACAGCGACGACGAAAACGATAATATAATGAAAGAAAAAGGGTGGTATTGATGCTATCAACACTACGTCGTTCATTATATTACAAGGATAAAAATGCGAGCGCGCAGCCTACGCGGCCTTCTTCAAAATATACAAATACTGATATTCGTTTAAAACATGAACCAAATCGACCTGTCCAGTCACAGTAAAACCGACTTCTTTGGCGATTTCCAACATCTCTCGATTTGTCGGCATATAATAGGTGTGAATATTCTCTCGGACTTTACCGGTTTTATCGTCAGTGATCTTCTCGACAAACTTCCCGATATTCTTCTCGCCTGTGTTTCGTTTCTGGCTTCCTTTTGCGGCGGCGGCATTCTTGGTTGGCGGTGGCGGTGTAAAATCCGATTTGTATTGAAAGCTGCGGAACTTGACGAGAGAATTTGTGATGCGTTCTTTTGCGTAGGTTTGCGGCGACACGATGAACAAAGGTTTTCCACCGGGAACGATGGGGTCAAAGTGATTGCGATCGACGAGATGAATAATGAGGTAGCCTTCTGGTTTCAACCACTGATAACAATTGCGAAAGAATGCTCGTTTATCCTTGACATAATACACCGTGAAATAAAAACAAGTAAGCACATTAAACTCTTCTTCACTAAATAACATCGGCTTCATGAAATCCCCCTTGATGAACTTGCATGATGGATACAAATCTCTCGCATTCTGAAGCATGGAATCTGAATTATCACACCCGATAACATTGACGACACCCTTCTTTTTCAGTTCATGGACATGATGGCCACGCCCACATCCGATGTCGCATACTTTGAAATTCTTCTTGTCGGTGTCCGACCCCGAAAGTGCGCCCGTGATATGGATAACTTCATCGGCTTCGGCCTCGATTTTATTCGGTTGAATGAAGAGCTCGTCATAAATATCGGCATAAAAGTTATCGAAAAGTGTGTCATTCTCATACACCTTGTATTTTTCTCGCTGCTCAAACCCTTCGACATGAAAGGATAAGTCGCGCTTAATAAAACAGAATATCATAAGTAAAATGAACAAGAATGTTAATATTTCCCATCGTGTGATGGAACGAATATATGCCGAAAATGATGTATAGAGAGAAGTCATATCTACTAGTATTTCGTTACAAAATATATTATCGTTATTCTCGCGTGAATAAAAACCACCGAGATAGTAATACTCGTTCCATTCATTCCATTCATTCCATTCATTCCATTCATTCCATTCGTAAATGACCGACCCGAATGAAATAAATGATATACGCGGAGAGAGCGAGTTTCGTGGCATCACGTTTTCCTCCTATAAAAAAACCGATGTTCGTAAAGAACTTCTGAATAGTCTATCAAGTTCTAAAATCGAACCTGCTTGTTATTGGAGTGCGGAACTTGTATGTTCCGGGCATTATCTCGAACTCTGGAACATCATTATCACTTTCATGAGTAAATATATTCATTTAGCGAGTCCTAAACTACCGCTGTATATTGAAATGCGGTATGAGAGCTTCAAATCGATTATATCCAACGGTTATACGGGAAATGAACTCCGCCTACGAAATCATCCCAAGATGCGGTCGCTTTTCGCGGAAATTGTATGTGTTCTAGCAAATTCGAAGCGACAACACAAATACGAGAGCGTGAAAATAAAGAAAAAGGAAGAATATGATATCGCGACGATGTCGCAGCGTCTGAAAGCACCGCGTGTCGATTATGCGCAGGAGTTTTTCCGAGAGAGAGACCCCAAGGAAATATTCATCGCGATGAATGAGTTCGCCTATCATATCTCTCGCGACTCCAAAAATACATTATTCGCATGTTATTGGGTGGAATGGATTGTGGAGTTTGAAACCATCTGTAAGGCGAAGAAGGAAACATGTCGTTGCGAGAGACGGTCGCACATACCAGTCGATGACAAGCTACAATTCGATCCCATCTGGATGATTTGGGATATGATTCTTGCGCGAAGTGGCGACACCGAAGATTTCTCTCCTCTCACGCAAAAAATCGTGACAAGTCTGTTACACTTATACTGTATCCGTTTTACACCAGGTGTCCGCAAAAAACGACGCTATCTCATTTATTTTGCGATATCACTCTTAACCGCCGAATATGATAGTAAAATCGAAATGATAAATGACCGCATGGTGATTGAAACAGCGGTTGCGAATATCAATTCGGTGTATAAACAGATTAAACAACACGAAATTAGCCCTGACACCGATTACTTATTCTCGTCGGCAGGCTACGCTGGTGATAAAAATGGAGATTTAGAACGCACGATTAAACGTCTTGAAGCGCTGAATTCGATGAATACCATCGTGAGGAAAAAAGACGACGAAACCGCGGTAGGCGAGACGGCCCCTAAGAAATATAGCCCATACGAGTAATTATATATATACGAGTAAATATATATACGAGTAAATATATATACAAGTAAATATATATACGTGTAGAATGTCACTTCCAACATTTAAATTTACGAATTTCGGCGCACCTACCAATAATGACAGCGTAAATAGTGGATTGTCGGTTTCTTCCAAAATGGCGAAATCCGGGATTATTGCCGACATCAAAGAAAAAGCACAAGATACATTTAAAGACATCAAGATGCCTGAACTGTCTCTCGATAACGGTAGGAGCAACAACGGCGACGACGGCGACAGTTTTTTTTCGATTTGGACGTTGGTGAAGTTTATCATCATCGTTGTGATTGTATGGTTTATGTGGAGTAGTTTGTCATCAAATAGCGATTTTTCTTTAGGCATGGGAAAATTTGGTGAAAAGATAAATACGTTTCTGAAATCGATGGAAGAAAAGGGGCGGGAGGTCATCTCTCAACTCACTGGTACGCCCCTGAATATTACCACCTCCGCTAGCAGCACCAAGAATGATAGCAGCGACAGCGATAGCGATAGCGATAGCGATAGCGATAGCGACAGCGACAGCGACAAACCAACGGTACGACGACAACGACCGAGAGATTCATCGAAGATCGCGTCGGCACATCGCCCACCCGTCCCACCCGACGCAACAAACAGCAGCGATAAAAAACCGGGATTCTTGACTGACAATAACAAATATACCTTTTTAGACAAAGCTGACCGTAATTACTCCGGGCCGTCACCACGCGCTGATGATAGCACGAGTGTTACACAAAAACATCAAAGTGGAAAAGGTGGCTACTGCTACATTGGCGAAGACCGCGGATTTCGTAGTTGTGTGAAGGTGGAAGCAACAGATAAATGTATGTCGGGACAAGTATATTCACGCCATGACATTTGTGTCAACCCTACTCTGAGAGAATAAACAAACGCGACCCGACGACTATAATGATATATACCGAATTTCAGGAGTATATGAAAATAATTCGCTGGTTTGTTGCTGCCCGTCTCGGTAGATAAGTGTAATCGTTACGTTATATTCTGTACCAACAATAATAATTTCAGAACCAGCGTTTGTTGCCGGAATACGAATCTTATGTTGTCCTGAACCCGAGATAGGTTGATTATCTGTATTCAAAGAAGTAGAATAAGGAGCATTCAATCCATTTACTTTTACAGATGAAATTGGATTCGCGATTTGCCATTGCGTATTGATTGAAAATATCATTTCGGCATATGACAAACCAGAAGAGGTATAATAACCTTCGATATTATAGATAAACGCTTTGGCAGATGTGGGATTAATGGTTAAAAATAAACGCTGACTCTCTTTACTTGTCAAATAACCATTATAGGTTTCCATGATAATCGAATACGACCCATCAACCAAATACGCATTATTTAAAACACCGATATCTGCGCTATATGACGTTCTGGTGTCGGTGGAAGAAATATTATATGGATAAGTAAGACCCGAACCAAGTGAAGCAGGTGGTGTAATCGTAATATTATAATATTTAATCACGGTTCCGCCTGTATCAGGTTTTGACCATGTAATGTTAATGTAATTACGCGACATATCTGTTATTGATGGCGGTAATAGACCATATTTGGATGTGATGGTTATATTGGTAGGAACACCCGGTTTCATAAGTGTTCGCGCGTTAATAATCGCGGATTCTGGACCAATACCAACACTATTGATGGGTTCTATTTTTATCTGATATTTACTTTCGTTGAATAAATTCCGCAGGACATAACGACGCACCTGACTACCGGCGGTTGGAATAATGACATTTGATATTGTAAGTGTTTCTTTTGTCCATGTTGTATCAGGAACCTTTCTGTAATATAAATTATACGCTGTGATTGGCGGGCCATTATAGGATGAAATGACCGCACCCGCAGCCGTCGCCGCCCCGCTAGCACTACTACCCGCCGCACTACCACCGCTACTGCCAGTATTCGACGGGTCTGTCCATTTCAAATTCACCATTAAGTTTTCCCGTTCATCCGGCGTATTCGTAAATCCGAAATCGTTAATAATCGACGGGACTGATGATGTTTTCAGCGTGATTGTCGCCGGCACACTCGATAAACCGCGTTCATTCCCCGAAAACACCGACAAATAATAGACGGTATTATCAAGAATTTCGATAGACCCCGGTATGCGTTCGAAGACAACCGAATTTCCGTTGATTTCACCGCTAACAGGATTAAACGTTGGGGGTGGAGCACCCGCCGCTGGTTTGTATGGAAATACGCTTTTATAAGGCTCCCATGTTTTGTTATTTGTGGAATACGTAATGACATAACCGGTGATGGGTAAGCCACCATTTGAATCCGGAGCATCCCATGACAACGTGACCCGTTTATTTACGTTATCATAATTACTAATTCGTAAATTCGTTGGTTCAGTTAAAATCGTTGTTGGGATATTCAGCGTGAGTTGAAGACCTGCTTCATACTGATAGGTGCGTTTGTAATTGTATAAATTGATAGAGGGGTCAAGGCAAAGAACGCGTTCGGGTCCAGGCACGCCACATGCGCTAGTAAGACCGCATAATATACGGCTATTGGCGGTGGTAGGGGGGCAAATCAACGCGAATGGACTTGCTGTATCGGTCGTATATCTCGCCGAATTTCCAATATTACGCATGAGCTCACCGCGTGCTGCTTTCGCATATTTTTGCGTTTTTGTGAGTCCGCCCACATTTTTATTGTATTTCAGGATTTCAGCCTTGCGTCGCATATCATAGACTTCATCGACTTGTGTCGCGGTAAGTGGTTGTCCAGTCACACTATTCAGCAAATTTGACGACCGACATTCTGGCTTGAAACGTGTCCAAAATTGGCGATTGTATGGGTTTGTGTAAAAAAGGTTGGTATTACAATTAATAATCGCAGGTGTGATTTCGAACACATTCACGTCGAATGTTGCGACCTTTTGGTTGAAATTCGTCGTCGCTGCTTGTGTTACAGTTATGGTCGCTGTTCCAGAACCATATACGAACGCAGTATATACAGCAGAGGCACCGCTGCCAGTTACACGCAATTTTAACAGATATTCATTCGATGAAGCAAACGTTATCACACCATCGGCTTCTTTATTATTCGACTCTGGCGGAGTTAATACAAACGAGCCCTCCGACGTCATTTTATTGAGGTTGGGTAGTTTATAAATGGTATTTATGTCATCGGTATTTGTTTCGGGCGTTTGATTTATAAATGTTGGTGTTGATTTTTTGATAATAAGACGAATTGTATTTACATAACCAACCATATCCCCGATTCGCTGTTCTGACCGCTTATACACTGGTGTCTCTTCTTGAAGGAATTTAATTGAAATCGGGTTGAGTTGGCTCGGAGTCGTTTGGGTGCTTTTGATGAAGGTAATCCGATTTTCGGATATTCTTATATATTCGCTGGTTTGTTCGAATGTTCGCGGAAAAGTCATGCTCAAATAATACTGGACATCTCCATAATCAGGGGTGCCAGTTTGGATATTTTTACGCGAAGTTCTTGCGAAATCCGGAAAGTTGAGGTCGATATGTCCATCGAGCCATTCTCGCACAATATTCCCACTACTATCGGGTATCGAATTTAATTTGCTTCGCCCGACACCAGTAAATGGTGTGTTCAAACTAATATCGGTTGTCGCTTTTGTGATTGTAAGCGGGACGTTGATTGTCTTATCTAAAAAGAGGGTTTCACCTGATATGGTGGTTATGGCTTGTTTTATTTCCATACGTATCATGGTGGAAGGCTGGTCATATCTAAATCCACCTGAGTTATCATAAACACCGTTGATAAGAAGAGCATTACGATACGACAGACGGATATTTTCTGCGCCCGGATTTTTATATAAACCATTTGGGTTCGGTGTATTTGCCGGGTCACCAGATGCTTGTGGAATCACATAATAGTCTCGGTCAAACCGTTCGATGCTGACTGCGAAATTGTTGGATGGAAATGAAAATCGAATCGGGGTATAATTATTGTTGGATACGAGGTTAATCAGAGGTATGAATCCGATAAGTGAATTTCGTTTCGCAATGATAGATGCGGGTATATCTGTGTCACGAGGTCCGACACCTGGAAGTGTGCTAGGATATGTAAATGTGCCAGGTAAAAGTGTAAATGTAGTAGTGTAATTCAAAGAATATATGTTAAAACGATGCCCATACTCGCCTACAAAATAGACATCACCGGTTGGCGAATCTTGTTGTAATGACGGCGTCCATGTTGGAACAACAGCGGGCATTTGTTATATTTTTTTACACCAGTATTGCTGATATCTCCATGTAAAAAAATATTACCTCATGTACCAATTATTCGACAAGTAAGCACCGACATTCTTAGTAGATCCTTGTCCGCCGGTATTTGTAACCATCTTCATGTTCGGGCCTTCATCCACGATGCTCTTGATTTTATTCGAACCGACGGAATAATTGAAATATTGGATGGTTGAAATATAACCACTAAAACGGTTGCTTGCTTTGCTTTCGCCGATATATACCTTGCCATAATTCTGTAATGGAATACCGGCGGTTTTACGACGTTGTGCGAGACGACCGTTGATGTATAAGTCGATCACGTTATTTGTTACACGAATTACGGCATTCACCCAATTCTTCATCGGAATATCGGTTGCGATAAGCTTCTCGTGTAAATTTTCTTTCTTGACGGCTTCGTTGTCATTCTTGCCGTTGACATCAACGACCGCCAATAGTGACACATTCACACCTTTATCGGTGCGGTCGGGGTTTGTAGCGGTGACGGATTCTGTAAATTTAATATACAATCCCGGAGCATTATTTGGATAATAAATACCATCCCCAGATGATTTCGTTCCTTCACCGCCTTTGCTAAATATTCTTGAATATTTGTCTTTTTGGAGAGGAACCTGATTAATATAAAACCATGTCGACCACGTATATTCTAAACCGCCGTCTTCATTCATAGACCTCGCGATGAATACCGAATCTTCTTTTGCTGGGTCCTGTGTTCGTTCCATCGCCATATCCTCCGTATTTGCGGTTCCGTCTAACACAAAAGGCGACATCGATGGAAGCAATAAATACGACAATCCGATAATGGATAGTTTTACTGCCACTGAAAATACGATAAACACCATTAAAATAAATGCGAATTTGGCGACAAGACTATTGGATTCCATGAATTCTCTCAAACCAAAACCGCCGCCGCTGCTTCCGGTGCTCGAAGACAACCCAGCACTACTTGGATTTGAAAAACTTGATGTTATTCCTTTTAAAAATCCGCCGCCACCTCCGTCGCTGTTGGATTCACTCATTATTATTGTATTCTTACTAATATAATCGAATAAAAAAACAATCTATTTAAATGAATAGGTTGTTTTGCGTGGTAATGGTATGGCGTTAATGGTTTAAGTGCTAACACTCGCCTGCTCTTGATTATCCACGATGAAACTTAATTTCACCTTGTATTTATTGAGAAGGTCGCTCCAAGGGCTTCCGCCGAATCCTTGGGAGTAAATATCCCATGCTTCTTGCGGGGCGATAGGTGCGGCTTTCAGTTTTACATTCGTAATAAAACCGACATCCGCAGTCTTAACTGCTTCAGAGTCATCGCCTAAAACAATACTCTGGGTTTCTTGAAGTCGCGACCCCTGATTTACAACGCACGATTTTACGAGTTTTCCATCGACATAAACATCCATCGCGGAACCGTTGAAACTGATAATCAGATTCACCCATTTTTGAAGAGGAAATTCAGCGATTTCGCAGTCATCACCCGAGGACGTGCCGGTTCTCGGAAAAATCTGTATTGTGTTCGTGTTGGCTTTAAACTGAACCTTGAACATGGTAGAACCGGCATCTCCTGAACCACCGGTGTGAAAGCTCACGACATTCGCCCCATTCACCCACTTCTTGATGTAAAACCAGATAGAAATAGCGCTATTTGCTTTGAAACTACTCGGTAGATTCGACCCTTGTAGCGTTGTTTTGTTCCCCCATTTCTGCATCGTCCCTAAAGTTGTATAGGTCGTCGTCAAAGCCTTGAAAATGACATACAACAGTAAAAGAATAACAACGATTGCTAGAACTAATTTTGAATTCATTTTCTTCTTCTTCGTATAATAATTACATATATTATTTACTTTGAATAGACTGTGGTGGTTCCTGCCGCTTTGACTTCATCTTCGATGGTCTTCATTCCAATCATTGGCGGATCCTGCGACTTCAACATCGTATATGTCCAACGTATTTGTTCTTTTGTTAGAGGAACTTTGTGAAATCCAAAATTACAAATCGACCCATTCAACCCCTTGTTGTTGTTTGTATCACCAACAGTAATCGGTTTCAATACAATATCCGGCATAATGAAGTCGCTGCGAACAAGCAGTCGATTATTCATAAATACGTCCATCGTTTTTCCGTTGTAATTCACGACGAAGTAATTCCATCGTTGAAGAGGAATCGACGCATCAAGCTCTTCGTCGTTATCCACCAACAGACGGATTTGGTCCTGTTTATCTTTCGATTTCCCTTTGATAATCGTATTGTAATTCGTGCGTGAATTGTAAATCAAGGTCGAACTGGATACTGGACTACCCCCTAGGTCGAGTGTATTACACCACAACTTCAGTTCGGTAGTCGATGTATTATACGTCATTCGCGGAACCCCACCAAAATCGAATATTTCTAAATCTTTATTGGTGCTAATAACCGGATTATTCAAGAAGACCCAACCCGAAATCGAATAGTTGTATCGCTTTTTTTCTTCAACCGGACAATTTGCCGCCTTGTCTTCGGGTGAGCGATCAATACCGGTGTTATGATAAATGAAAATTTGTGGGCTTTGCGTATTCAGGTTGGTGTCATACTTCTGTTTCAGCGATACAGGAGCCGCTACGATTTGTGATGCGGATGCTCCGATATAATTCAATAGGTAAGGACCACCGTATAAAATCGCAATAAGAAGCAACTCGATTGCGACGATAATCCAGATGGGGCGGGTAGTATCACCAACAGCAGATTGTGAAGATGTCAGCATATCGAGGAATAAACAAGGAATAAATAAAATGCCGAGCCATAATAGTTTCAATATTTTCAATCCGATTGCGGATTTCGTAAGATGAAAGAGGAACATCGCCAAAATAAGCACGACCATCACGGCATGCTGTTTCGCATACGCAAGCGCACATAACACGATAAAAAAGACAGTATTGATAATGAAGCGGACATTCGTAAATAGACTTGCGAGAGATGGTTTGTTTGATCCGCTAGCTGCTGGTGTACTCGAAGACGGGTTCAGCGTATCGATGAATTCCAACCCGAAATGAAATAAGAGAATGGCGATACCTAATACAGTCATTCCTGTAACTGACATACGGTCTTTATCGTCTTTATCGCGATCATAAATCCAGACAATCACCATCAAGATAATATACACGATATGTGTCGCACCAAATGCGAGTTGTCGAAGCGGTTTTTGCTCATCTTCGGTTTTCATGTCATCGAATAAGTATTTTTCGGGCGTTTTATTATTGTTGGCTGTCTTGAATTTCTCTCGAAGAGCTGCGACACCACCTGCAACAGCAACAATCGCGATGATTGCGTATATGATGTGAGCAGTAGGTGAGTTCAGATTCGCCATGACACCACCAGATGCGACGGTCTCTGCGCCACCACCCCGATTCATGAACTCGGCATCAATCTTATATACATAATACACTATGGCAAGAATAAGAATGACAAAGGATATGGTGAGTAATAATACCTTAATGAGCTTACCGATTGCGCCGACCTTGGTTTCGTTGATTCCAGTTGGTTCGGCCGCGGTAGTGGAACCGGTAGGCACGGCAGCAGTAGCCGCAACGGTTGCGTTTTGATGAACCGATGTTACACTCGCAGGTGTCGGCGGAGTTTTGTCTGTGGGAAACATGCGAAGATCGATGTCGCCAGCATTCCAGTTCCAGAATTTCAGCTTGTCCAGTTCTTCGTTGCGTTTATTAATGAATTCTTGAATACCGGATAAGGACGCGATACTGTATATACCTGTGCGGAACAATACGACCAACAACCATGGAACCAGATATACGATTGTCAATAACTGACGAAGCCATCGTTTCAAAAAGAACTCTTTTTCGAAATCTTCATGCACGCCATTTGAGAAGATATGATAACCGGTTGGTATTGCGCAAATCGCGAGAAGGACGACGAATGTAATTGCCCACCCCCAATTCTCCGGAATAACAGGTAAAGACGCACCACTCTTCGCCTCCTCTGCCGGTTTTATTCTGGCCAGATAATCCCACCACCACGAGAGACCAATCACAAATACAGCAATAAACGCCAATACACCAATCCAGCCGCCTCGCGTGGGGTTCGAGACATTTTGCTTGAACTGCCATACCTGAATCGACTCTGCGAACCTGAGCATCGAATCAAGACCACCCACATTCATTTCTTTCACCATCGGAAGCAATAAAATCGCGCACAAAAAGAGGCCGACGATGATGACAATAAAAAATGTGTCGATGAGTTCTTTCACACGCGCAAACATATCTCCCGAAAATGTATTAGCAATCCAATCGCTTGTTTTTGATGAAGTCGTTACACGTGTAAAAAGCACGCTCACCCACATGATGATGAGAATCACCGAGAAAAAGGGAATCAGCGAAAACCATTTGGCGAAACGCACTTCTGTTTTTGAAGCACTACTCGTCTTTTCATCAATCTCCGTGAATATTTTATCCCAGTCCGTTGAAAGCATCTTATCGGCTTTCACCTTGTCTTTTATGTCCTCGTCAATATGATCAGAAACCATAAACATTTTACGGTAGGCATAAACAACGATAAAGAACCCGATCACAAATATGGATAAAAATGAGCTTACACCTACAACTGCTTTTAATGGCGATTTTGTTTGGTCCGACATGTTTTGAAGTCGTTCTTCGATTGCTTTATCTACTGCTGCCTCAAATTCTTCTGTATTGGCAAACGCATTCGGCGATTTCTTCTGAACTTCCTTTATTGCCTCTTGTCTCAACCGATGATAATACACGCTGTCCTTGTCGTCCTTGATTACATTTACATCCACTGATTTATTTGCTTCTTGATCCACGATGCCCCATGAAATCAAAACAAAAATCAAAAACGCAATCGGCAAAAAGATGAACGAACCTTTGAATACTTTCAACTTTTCGGTTTGTCCGAATAATATCAAGCAAAATACAATACCGATAATGATGTAAATGATACCATGGACTAAAAATGCTTTATCCTCGTAGGTCGAACCTTTTGCTTTTTGGTCATCTTTTTTTTCAAATCCAGGGCCACCGAGGCTTTTAGATAAAAATAATCCGCCCGGCATAAAAATGGCCGCTAGAATCAACGCAATCACAGCACCCAACGTTTTTATATCGGCGAGTTTCCCTTCACTTGCCAAGCTCCATAAACAATACCCGATTGCGATAAACACCGCGATTTGGAAAAATAAGCCGGTTCCTAACATGGCATCGGCACTCGTATTTGCGATACTTTGTTTGTATTCACCGGTTGCTATCGTGTCGGCATTTAATTTACTACCTAAGTCACGCTTCATTTCGCTTCCGCGCACAACCAAAGGAATACCCACGATAATGAAGAGGATAAACAGAGGTATGCGTGATGCTGTGAAATTTTGAATAAAAGGAATTTTATCGGCGATGACCGGAATGTATTTGAACGCTATCAGTAAAAAATAGAGAAATCCGGCAATCAATAATAGCGAACCAACAGTAATGAGACCGGATGATGGGTCATAATCGGTGCTTCGTCCAGAGACATGAATGCTCGAAAATCCTAGCGCGATACCAAGCCCGAATATTACGACGGCGATGCCGATACCTATGACATAATTACGCGTGCTTATGTTTGAAAAATCGATAGTGTCGGCAAGTTTTGGCATAAATGTGGGAGGGGTGCTACTATTTTCGAGTTCAAGAAACTTTGATGGGGAAAAATAATGAATAAACGTAACAAATACGAACGCGATGACGAGTGTCGCGAATACATGCCAATTATGTTTTAGTAGGTCAGATGAAACCATGCTAATAAATACGATTAGAACGAGAATAATAATCGGAAGATAATCCAGCAACTTTTTGATATGGAACGCTTCTTGGATCGTCTCAACCTTATTTGATTCTTTTTTACCTTCCGGACTGTCTAATGTATTTATCGTTGCGGCTGCGGCCGCGGTTGCTGCTGATATTACACTAACGGGAGGGGCCATTTATTTCTTTATATCCTCCTTATACGAACAACACCCAGTTATTATTATAGGATATAAAAATGTGATACTCACTACGATATTATAAAAAGGACATCGCGGTCTTTTTTCCATGACAGTCTCGACATAAAGCGACTAAATTATCGATGTGATTGGAACCTCCATGTTCTAAGGCAATTACGTGATCCACTTCAAACCAAGCGGGAAGCTGGCGCTGACAATCACCACATTTCCAACCCTGTTGTGCGGCGACGTACTTCTTCTTTGTTTCACTTACGCTACGCTTGCTAGAATTTTTGCCGGAGTTGAGCAAGCGTCTTTCTGCGGGGGTTCCTCCCCCCAACGACGGCCGTGCTATTGGTTGCGCGGTTCTTGCGCCCATCGCACTATTCATAGCTCCACCTACCCCCCCGCCCATAGCACCGCCCATCGCACCACCGTCGTGGGGGGGCGGAACCCTCGTCATATCAAAAAACGGCGTTATCATATCCGCTGTCCCTTTACTTATCGGCATATACTTGATGATATCATTCGCATGAAACAACAATTGCCTAGAGTTATCTGGATTGCGGCGTAAAAACAGGAAGAGTGAGAGACCAATAAACCCGAATGTCGCCATCTTAATCCACTTCTGATTGCTTTGAAACATTTTCAACGGCTGACCATCAT